CAACATCTATACCACAAGCTGTCGTTATTCTTGCAGATTATCAATACAAGGCTGCGTTTGTTGCAGATCAAGAAATTAATACAGTTGCTTGTCTAACTGAAATTATGGCTAATGTGGAGTTTAAATGATGCTTAATTATGAGTTAAAAGGTAAAAAATATTTAGAAAAAAATTTATTGCCTTTAATGCAGAATATTAAAGTAAAAAAATCAGATTCATTAATATTAGGATGCCTAGATATTCAAAAAGTGTCTATAAATTCTTTTCACATTCAATTTGGAATTAGATTGGAAAAATTTTGGAATAAAGTAATAAGTGACAGTTTAGCAACTAATTTAATTGAAAAAAATAATATTATAAAAATAAAAGGCAAATCTAAACAACAAGATCATTTTTTTACCATAAACAATGAATATTATTACTTGGAAAGTAAGTGTAATCTTACATTAGATAGTGAAAAAACTAAAACATCTAACAAAAAAGTTAAAGACATTTCAGAAAAACATAGAAGTGTTTATAATAATGTAACTTCAGGTTATTTTATTCCAACAACATCAGTTGTCGATCCAAAAACAAGCAAAAAATATCACAAAGATGGTATTAATGTTTTTGGAGTTAAATGGTTAATAAGTATAATTGGTGCGCCATTTACCGATGATGAATATGAGTCTTTTCTTAAAAATGAAGTATCTTCTTTTGTGCAAGAAAAAGGATTAATTTGAAGCCTATTATTAAATATCAAGGCGGTAAAACAAAAGAATTAAATATTATAGCAAATTTAAAACCAGACAATTTTTTTCGTATAGTTGAACCTTTTGCTGGTGGTGCCGCTGTGTCATTAAGCTTTAATATGCCATCAATTTTAAATGATATTAATAATCCTTTAATTAATTTATATGAAATTGTTTCATCAAATGATTATTTTGCTTTGCAAGAAAAAATTGATACTCTAAAGAAAAAAACACATGATGAATTAGAAAAAGAATATTATCGAGCAAGAGATGTTATCAATGATTTTAAAAATCACACACCGTTAGATTATGCGGTTTCATATATTATTATTCGACAATTGTGTTTTAGTGGAATGGAAAGATATAATTTTTCTGGCAAATTTAATGTTCCATTTGGTCATTATAAAAAGTTTTCATGTAATTTATCTTTAGAACATCATAATTATTTTTCCAATAAAGTTCAATTATATAAAGAAGACGCAGTTCAAATCATTGAAAAATGTGACAAAAACGATTGGATATTTATTGATCCTCCATATCTAGATCGTTTAGGATATACCACTGGAGATGGTGGTCAAGATTTACATTCAAGATTAGTTCAATCTATGAAAAAAACAAAAGCCAATTGGCTTTTTATCCATGTAGATTGTGATTATTATAGAAATGAGCTTCAAGAATTTAATATAAAAATAGAAGATTTTATTTACAATCAAAGGTTTGGTAAAAATAAAAATCATTCTGATGCAAAAGTTAAACACATTTATGTGACAAATTATTAATTATGAGCAATCCATTTGATTTTGTCAAAGAAATTTTACAAGGTAAAAAACAACTAATTGTTGATGACTTGACAGAAAAAGAATACAACCCTTTTATTATCAATCGTTCATTATCTTATCATAAAGATTGTGTATTGTTTGTAAATGAGATGAATCGCAGACATTTTGTAGAGAAAAAGTTACAAAATGATTTTTTACTAAATACCGTCAGGTCTCAAAAGAGGCCATTTGCGAAGTGGATTAAGGCTGAAAAAAGTGACGATTTGGAATGTATAAAACAAGTCTATGGCTTCTCTAATTCAAAAGCCCGCGAGGCACTCCGTCTACTAAGCAAAGACCAAATCCAACAATTAAAAGAACAAACCGATATCGGTGGATTAAGGAAGTAATATGGTTGATTTGACGCAGTTTGTCGAGGTTTTACTTAATGAACAAGATGATTTTTTGAAAGTAAGAGAAACACTTACTCGTATTGGTGTTTCCTCTCGTAAAGAAAAAGTGTTATATCAGTCTTGCCATATCTTACATAAACAAGGTAAATATTATATAGTTCATTTTAAAGAATTGTTTGCATTAGATGGTAAACCGTCTAATTTATCAGAGAATGATATACAAAGACGAAATGCAATTGCTAATTTGTTAGAAGAATGGGGTCTTGTAAAGGTTTTAAATCGCAAACTTATTGAAGGTAATATTGCGCCTTTACACCAAATAAAGATTATTTCATTTAAGGAAAAAGACGATTGGAATTTAATTGCCAAATATAACATTGGTAAAAAACCAAACGATTATTAATTCTTAAATAAATAATGGCGCGGCGCCTAATGGGCCGCAATTTTAATTAACTCGCTTAATAGGAGATAAAAAATGGTTAGTCGTATTTCATTTGGGCCTTTGGCTCATACAACTTTAGGTTTTGAGAATTTCTTTCGTGATGTTGAGAAACTTTTGGATATGGATGTATCAAAAACAAACCCATCTTTTCCACCACACAACATCATTAAGCTAGACGATACACATTATGTCGTTGAGCTTGCTGTTGCTGGTTTCAGTAAAGAAGAAATTGAAATTACAGCAGAAGATGGCACTCTTACAATCAAAGGTGATAAGCAAGAAGTTTCGGCCAATTTTCAGTATTTACATAGAGGTATTGGCACAAGATCTTTTACAAAGCAATTAACGATTGCTGATACCGTTGAAGTAAAAGGTGCTGAGTTTAAAGATGGAATTTTGCGTGTTGGTTTAGAGAATGTAATTCCTGAACATAAAAAACCACGCAAGATTGAAATTAGTAATGAATTAAAAGAGTTTAAGCCACAACTTCTGCAAGAGAAGAAAGTAGCATAACTCAGCGGGGCTCTGCCCCGCTTTATTTGGAGATATTATGTTAAAGCGTGATAAAAATTTTCGGTTAAGCAAAGCCGTCAAACGTATGATAGCAGGTAAACTCTGCAAAAGTCCAAACGCATTTAAGAAATCAATGATTGAAGCTCAAATCATTGGTTCTATTCCCATTAAATCAGAAAAGAAAAATAAAAACGCATCTAAGGAAGAATAATGTCTTTAGTAATGTATTCTTATTTTCATAAGAGTTTTCCGTTTAATCATAATTCTGATTGGTTACTAGCTTGTTATGCTCGTAATCCTGACCCTTTTATGTGGATGCCTCCAGACGAACAAGGAAAATACATTGATGTTGGTCAAAATATTCAAAAGTTTAAACATTATTATTCATCAGCATCGCAAGATCAATTTCTCACTGCGTTAGCACAACAGGCTGCTGAATATGATTTAATGGTAAATACGCCAAACGTAGATCACATTGGTTGCACCACATATCGCCGCTATCTGTTACTTGATCGAAATGCGCCAAAAAATGTAGCTAAGTTAAGTATGCCAGCAACACAAGATGTGGCTAATTCTTTTGGAACACAAGAGCAAAAAGAAATAGCATTAGAATATTTAAAAACTGCCGATGTATTAACAAATCATTCAGTTGCTTTGCCGTGCTCGGTTGAAGAGCAATACTTGCAATCTCAACCACCAGAATATTGGAATTTATTCAAACAAGCAATAAATGAATTATTTCCATCTTATCGTCAGCATTTAACTTGGTTTACTCATAACAACTTAATTAATTTCGAAACAACTTATATTATGAAAAAAGAAGCTTTTTGCAAATATGCTGATGAGTTTTTTAGAGTTTTAAAATATATTTACACAAATTCTAGTAATGTTTATCCTACACAACAAACAACATCAGAACCTTTACCTTGGAGATATCCTGGATTTTTAGGTGAAAGATTTTTTCCTTTTTTTGTTTATGCTAATTCACTAAAACGCATACAAGTTCCTTTGGTTATTTTACAATGAAAAGCAAATTCATCAAAGCACACATGAGGGCTGCAGGAGTTTACTCTCAACTTTCATCGGCTCAGCGTTTACAAGTTGGTTGTGTAATTGTAAAAAATAATACAATCATTGGCATTGGTTACAACGGAATGCCAAGCGGTTGGGATAATAATTGTGAAAAAATTAAATATGCACCTGATCATTTACAATGTCCTGATCCTGCTGCTGAAGGTTATTCGTTCAACAAATCAGATGAAACTTGGCAAAAATTAGAAACAAAACCAGAGGTGCTACATGCTGAAACAAACGCCATTGCAAAAGTAGCACGTTCAACAAATTCAACCGAAGGTGCAGATATGTTTATTACTCATGCACCTTGTTTAGAATGTGCAAAACTTATACACCAAGCAGGCATTAAAAATGTTTGGTTTGGTAGTTTTTATCGTGATAAATCTGGAATTAATTTTCTTCAAAAATGTGGAATAGGAGTTAATCATGTTGAATAAAAAATATATAACTAAAGTTGTTGCTATTGATGTTTTTGGTGATGCAATTATAGAATTACCAGATGATTTGATAAAAGAATTAAATTGGCAAATTGGTGACACATTAGATTATAAATTAGAAAATAAGTCAGTTGTTATAACCAATATTTCAAAGAATCAACGATCACTATAAATAATTAAAAAGGAGTTCGTTATGTTAGTTGTTCCTGATGATATGGTTTGTAAACCAATTGGATTTACTTGTTCAACATTTGATCTATTACATGCTGGTCATATTCTAATGCTTGCAGAATGTAAAACAATGTGTGATTATCTTATCGTTGGCTTGCAAACTGATCCATCAATTGACAGGCCAAATATTAAAAATAAACCAGTTCAATCAATAGTTGAGCGTTATGTTCAATTATCCGCTGTTAAATTTGTAGATGAAATTGTTGTATATGAAACAGAAAAAGATTTAGAGGATTTACTTATGTTTTTGCCTATCACAATGCGTATATGTGGTGAAGAATATAAAGATAAGCCTTTAACCGGTCGTGATATTTGTGAAAACAGAAACATTAAAATACACTACAATTCACGCACACACCGCTTCAGCTCTTCTGAATTAAGAAGTAGAGCATATCAATCGGAGTTAAAAAGAAATGGCATTTCTAGTTCATAACGTATCACCAATTCAATGTTATGTAAAAAAAGAGTTTCTCTATGATTTTGAAAAAGGTCATGGTGAATATGAACCTTGTATTTGGATGACAATTAAATGCATTAAAAATCAAGCGTTTCGTATTGAAGCTTTATTACCAAATTATGGTGCTTTATATGATAAACTTC